CATTGGTTATACTGGCAACCTGACTACATTTACTGCACCAGTGCCTGTGGGCTTTACTGTGGAAAGACTGGATCAGGCCACCATGCGTTTTAACTGGGGTCTGTATAGTTTCCAGCGCAACGCACAGAGCAGCATCACCAGCGTGGCCTTTGTGTATGCTGCGGATACTGCCATGGCCACCACCATCAGCAGCACCGCACTATTGCAGATCTTCCATCAGACCAGCAACACTGCCCTGGCTGGCTACGGCAGCAGCGTATTAACCAGTGTGTGCCCTCTGCCGGGAGTCAAAGCTCGCATGGATGTGTATCATTATGTCACACCTACTCCCTGGGGTGCCACTGGTCAGGCACCACATTGTTTCTTGTACGGTGAAACCTGGGTCAGCAGTGGCGTAACCACTACTCCACCCTGGGACTCGCATCGCATGCAACTCTGGCCCAGCGGCGGCAACAACATGCCTGTGGCCAGCGCCCGTACCCTGCTGAGCATGGCACCAGATTCTACTTTTATTTCCAATGCACAGTTAGCCACTGCCTTTACCAGCACTGGCGCAAGGATTCGCTATCTGTTCCAGAGAGCCGATGCAGGACCTGGTTCTCCGGCCACACTCACCATCAGCAGCACCCTGCTGACCTTCAATGTATCGGGCTTCGATGTTACAAGATAAAACCACATTCGCCGCCCTGGACAGCAAATTTGGCACCGATAAAACCTTGCCAGTGGTGCAGCCTCAGGGCGAAGTCATGGTGGACGATGACTTTGATCAGGCGCGCCAGGCTCTGAAACGCATGATCAGCAAGGGCGAGACTGCCCTGGACGACATGATGAACATTGCACGTCAGAGTGATCATCCCCGTGCCTTTGAAGTCACTGGACAGTTAATCAAGACAGTGGCCGAGACTGCCAAGGATCTGCTGGCACTGCAGAAGGCCAAGCGTGAACTGCAGACACCCGAAGAACAAAAGACACAGCAGATTGGTACACAGAACAACATAGTATTTGCTGGATCCACCAACGAGTTACTCAAGGCCCTGCGTACCAAAAATGAGACCATCATAGATGCTGTTCCGACAGAAAAAACCAAGTTATAATGGCAATGGCCGGCTCAAACAGCTGGGCTATTCCATTGACTATGAATCCTGGCAACTGGAAGAAATTCTCAAATGCCAGGACGATCCCATCTACTTCATTGAGACCTACTGCAAGATTGTTAGCCTGGATCATGGCCTGGTGGCATTCAAGCTCTATGAATGTCAGAAAAACAAGGTCAATGTAATCCTGAACAACCGCAAGGTTATTCTCATGGAAGGTCGCCAGCAGGGCAAGACCATTACATCGGCTGCCTGCATACTCTGGTACACCTTATTTCAAGAAAGCAAGACAGTTGCCATACTGGCCAACAAGGCAGCAGCGGCTCGCGAGGTCATGAGCCGCTATCAGGGCATGTATGAGAATCTGCCGCTGTGGTTGCAACAGGGCATCAAGGAATGGAACAAGGGTAGCATAGAACTGGAGAACGGCAGCAAGGTATTTACCGCAGCCACCGCAGCATCTGGTATCCGTGGTAAATCCGTGAACTGGTTGTACATCGACGAAGCTGCCATTATCCCCAACAACATAGCCGAAGAGTTTTTCACAGCCACATACCCAACCATCATGGCCGGTGAAACCACCAAGGTGTTGATGAGTAGTACGCCACTGGGCTACAATCACTTCTGGAAGTTCTGGAACGATGCCGAACAGGGCATCAACGATTTTGTCAATCTCTACATTCCCTATACCGATATCCCTGGCCGCGATGAACGCTGGGCCAATGAACAGCGGGCAGTGCTGGGATCAGTTAAATTTACACAGGAGGTGTTGTGCAACTTTCTGGGTTCCAGTTATACTCTGCTCAATGCCGAAACACTCAGCAAGTTCAGTCCCAAGCAGTACATCTATTCACACGACAAGCTGGATGTGCTGGAAGAACCGGTGCGCGGAGAAAAGACCGAAGAAGGCAAGGTGGTGCGCAACGACAACATCTACATCATTGTTGTGGATACTGCGCGCGGCGTGGGCGGCGATTATTCAGCCTTTGTGGTTGTGGACATCACTGTCAGTCCCTATCGTGTGGTTGCCAAGTATCGGGACAACCGCATCAGTCCTCTGTTATATCCCACAATGATTCACACAGTAGCCAGAAACTACAACAATGCCTATGTCCTGGTGGAAATCAATGACAATGGGCAGCAGATTGCCGACATCATGTACGGCGAATTGGAGTATGAAAACATGCTGTTTGTCAACCGCGACGGTACCAAGGGTCAGGTTGTGAGCGGCGGATTTGGTGGGCGTACAACGCAGCCTGGTGTGCGCACCGATAAAAAGGTCAAACGCGTGGGCTGCAGTCAGCTTAAAACACTGGTGGAAGCACAGCGATTGTTGATCTGGGACAAGGATATCATTTCCGAATTCTCAACCTTTGTAGAAAAGAAGGACAGCTATGCTGCCGACGAAGGATACCACGATGACCTGGTCATGCCACTGGTGTTGTTTGGCTGGCTGACCACCAATCCGTATTTTCGTGATCTCACCAACATGAATTTACGTGAAACCATGTACGAATCCCAGATTCGGCAGATAGAAGACGAGTTGACTCCCTTTGGATTCATCGATGATGGAACCGAGTCAGTCAAAGAAGAACAATTCCTCGAAGGAGGAGATCTATGGACCGTTCAAAAGTCCCAGTCAAACTGGCTCTAAACCAGGTATCTTATAAATAAATGATACCAGAATTGATTTTACTCTTGACCGGTTTAATATAAGGAGAATAAGATGGCATTCCAAGTTTCGCCTAACGTACTCATCCAAGAACGCGACGTTAGCCTCTTCGTTCCACAGATTGCAACTACAGCCGGCGCTTTTGTCGGTAGTTTCAACTGGGGTCCAGCAGAGCAATTCGTCACAGTGGATTCAGAAAAAGCATTGGTTGGTGTTTTCGGCAAGCCCGACGACAGCAATTTTAAATATTGGTACACCGCAGCCAACTTCCTGGCCTATGGTAACAACCTGCAGGTCAATCGCATAGTTGGTACTACTGCGGTTAACTCAGCAGCCGCAACCAGCACTGGCGTGCAGGTTAAAAACAATGATCACTACATTGGAGCCCTGAGCTACACAGCACCCACCCTGACAGGCACAGAATTTGTTGCCCGTTATCCAGGTGTGCTTGGTAACTCTCTCAAGGTCAGTGTATGTGACTACAACAGTTACAGCTTTAACATTACTGTCAGCTCAATTACCACCACTGGTGCTGGTGTTGCTGCTCTGGCACGTCCGGTGTCCAAGGGCAGTTTCCTCGAAGTTAATATCAGCGGCGTGGTATACCGTTTCCAGACAACTGCAGATGCCGCACTGAGCGCAACCAGCATTGTATTCCAAAACGACACTGGTGCCAGCACCAGCGTTGGCAACTCAGCCACTGTGTTGTGGGAATACTGGCAGAACATCACCAACCGTCCAAGCAACACCCGTGCAGCCCTGAGCAAGGCCAGTGCCAGCAGCAATGCCACCATCTATGATGAGTTGGCGATTGTGGTGGTTGACGAAGATGGTTTGATTACCGGTACTCCAAACACAGTAATAGAAGTGCACGAAGGTCTGAGCAAAGGCACTGATGCATTCAATGCCTCTGGTAGCCTGGCCTACTACAAGGAATACATCAACGCCAGCTCAAACTGGGTTCGTTGGGGTTCACATACTGCTCTATTCACCAGCAGTGTGGCCAATAGCCTGGCCTGGGGCAGTGCATTGCCTGGACAGGGTGGCGCTGGCTTCAATTCATTGAGTCAGATTCCCACTCGCAGTTTTGCCGGTGGCGTAGACGGTACACCAACCGATGGTTTGATGCAAATCGAGTATGCCAAGTTAACCAATGCCGAATTGTTTGATGTCAGTCTGATCCCAGTTGTGGGTGTTGTTGGTGACAATTCCACAGCCCGCTATGTTACTCAGAACGTTGCCGAAGTGCGCCGTGACTGTGTGGTATTTGTCAGCCCAAGCTCAGCCAATCTGATTACTGCGGCTGCTGTGGTGTTGGATCGTAACACCAACTTCAATATTGACTCAACCTATGCTGTCATGGACAGTGGTTGGAAGTATCAATATGACCGTTACAACGACGTGTACCGCTATGTACCATTGTGCGGCGATATTGCTGGCCTGTGCGTTCGCACCGACCTGACCACAGACCCATGGTATAGCCCAGGTGGTTATAGCCGCGGTCAGATTAAAAATCTGGTCAAGTTGAACTGGACACCCAACAAGACTGACCGAGACAATCTGTATCGTTTTCAAGTCAACCCAGTAATAACACAACCTGGTCTGGGCACCCTGTTGTTCGGCGACAAGACAACCACTCAGAAACCCAGCGCCTTTGATCGCATCAATGTACGCCGTCTGTTCATTGTGCTGGAAAAGGCAGTTGCCACTGCAGCCAAATTCCAGTTGTTCGAGTTCAATGATGCGTTTACACGCTCACAATTCAATGCCCTGGTGGAGCCATTCCTGCGTGATGTCAAAGGACGCCGTGGCATCTATGACTTCAAGGTTGTATGCGATGAGTCAAATAACACCGGCGAAGTCATTGACCGCAACGAATTCATTGCAGACATTTACATCAAACCAGCTAAGTCTATCAACTACATTACCCTGAGTTTCGTGGCAACACGCACCGGTGTAGCGTTTGAAGAAGTCGGCGCTTAATCTAACAGGAGAATAAAAATGGCAGAAAGATCAATATTTAACGTTGATCAGTTCAAGACCGCATTGGTTGGTGGCGGAGCACGCGCCAACCAGTTTTTTGTGGCCATGAACTTTCCTAGTTATGTAGCAACAGGCAGCGCCGCAGCAGCACAGGGTTCATTCTTGTGCAGTGCAGCAGCATTGCCTGGCAGTGTGGTGGCACCCACCATTGTACAATATCGCGGCCGCGAAGTAAAATTTGCTGGCGAACGCACCTTCGCTCCCTGGTCAATAACCATTATGAACGACGCCAGTTTTGTCATTCGTAATAGTTTTGAAAAGTGGATGGATGGTATGAATGGCCTGCAAAACAACAACGGCCGTGTCAATCCCCGAGACTATCAAAAGCCCTTGTATGTTACTCAGTTGGACCGCAACAATCAGCCTTTGAAAAATTACGAGATCATTGATGCGTTTCCCATTGATATGTCGGACATTACACTGA